GCTTGGCGTGCGGCCCCTCCAGGATCACCGCCTCGGTGTTGAGGTACTGCGCGTCGCTGGTGCGGCTCTGCGTGACCCAGCCCTCCGGGCCGACGCCGCCGGGCCGGATCGTGAGGCGGACCTTCGCCAGCGTGCCGGCGGGGATCAGCTCGAAGGCGTTCTGCTGCGCCTCGGCGCCGTTGAAGTCATGCGTGAAGCTGCCGGACATGGCTCAGCCCTCCTGCGTCGTCGTGGTGGGGATCGCGGGCTCCGCCGCGGGCAGCGCGACCTGGAACTGCGCTGTCGGCGGCGCGGCCAGGGGCCGGCGGATCTTCTCCATCAGCCGGCCGAGATGCGGTTCCTCCAGGGTGGCGAGGCGGCCGCTGCGGTCCTTCGCCGGATACGCGAAGGGGTTCAGCGTGGTGCAGACGAAGGCGCGGAAGGGTGCTTCCTTCTCGCGCGGGATCTCGGCGAGGGTGATGACCTCATCGACGATGCCGGGCAGCTCGAGGCCGGTCTTGCTGCCCTCGACCTGCAGCGAGAAGTAGGGCCGGTTGAAGTCGTCGAGCTGCTTGTTGAGCAGGCCAACCAGCCAGACATTCTTGTTCGGCGTGTGCTGCAGGTGGGTCAGCCAGCCGATCATTTCCTGGCCGAGCAGACCGTAGGCGCCTCGAAGGTCGGGCTTGCCGCTGCGGTCTGACACCGCCTGCGGCTGGCCCTTGCACCACTGCAGGCAGAGGCGCGAGGCGACGGTGATGCTGTCGACGAAGATGGTGTCGTACTTCGCCAGCTGCTCCGGGCTGCCGAAGGCACTGCAGACGCGCTCATAGTGGGTCGTGTCGTAGGGCTGGTCGGGCCGCATGGCCGGGTTCGGCCCGCCGATCCAGCACGCCAGGTCGCGCGCCATCTCCCAGCTGCGCACGCGAACTTCGTCGCCGGGCCAGCCCTGCACGGCGAGCTCGCCGGCCTCGAGGTTGACGAACAGCGTCCGGCCCGCGTCCAGCGTCCAGAGCTGCGAGGTCTTGCCGATACCCGAGATGCCGGTCAGCACGCCCTTGATGCCGCGCTGCTCGGCCATCCGCTCGTCGGCGGTGATGATCCGGAAGCCGCCCGGCGGTCGGCTGTCGAAGGGCGCGCTCACTTGCGGCGCTCCTCGAAGCGGACGGCGGCCTCCACGGCGAGATCCGCGCCCCGGGCGCCGGCGCGGCGCGCGCGGTCGTGCAGCTGCTTCAGCGCGGTGACGCGGCGGAAGATCGCATCCGCCTCGTCGCCGAGCGCCTGGATGGCGAAGGCGACGTCGTCCACCGTCGCGTCGGTGACCGCCTTGCTGAGCGGCTGGCCGTACTCGCCGATCTCGCCGGTGCGGACGCTGTCCGGCAGGTCGGCCAGCGCATAGGAGGACTCGCGGAGCCGCTGCAGCGGCGTCGTGGTCTTGAACATGGAAGCGTGACTCCTTCGTCGTCGCGCTCCTGTTCCGTCGATGAAGACGCTGCCGGGCCCCGACGCGGCGGAGCTGACCGTCCCGGTGTTTCCGCCTCGCGGCGGTGTTGCATTCCCGGGAAGACCCGGCAGGAGAGCCGGGCGCGGTCAGGCGGCGGAGGTCTCCTGGCGCTGGGCCTGCTCGAAGGCCTCGATGTCCTCGAGGCGATACGCGATCCGCCCGCCGAGCCGGAGGAAGGGCGGGCCCTGGCGCTGGGAGCGCCAGCGCTCGAGGGTCCGGACCGACATGCGCCAGCGGGCGGCGAGATCGTGTTGGTTCAGATGGCGCGCGGTCGCGCCATTCTGCCGTCCGCGCGAGGTGTGGTGCGTGCTCATGCCGGGCACCTACCGGTGCGATCGGCGAAGTGTCGGGGCGCTGCAACGTAGTCCCGCAAACCAGCTCGCTCCGCGAGGCGTCGCAGCCGGCGCGCATTCTCATAGATGGTGGAGCGGTGCAGGCCGGCTTCGGCCGATGCGGCGCGCAGGTTCGGCGTCAGCAGCAGATCGCAGCAGCGCCGCAGCGCCGGAGGCAGCCCTTCGAGGAAGCGCCTGACGTCGAGGGCAAGCGCCTGGTCGGCTTCCGAGACCGCCTGCGGATCGGGGAGGCTGTCCGCCAGCACCGGGCGCTCGGCGCCATCGTCGCCTTCATCGAGGCTGAGGTGCTGGCGCTCCGCGCGTAGGCGTGCCGTGGAGCAAAGCAACGAGGCGACGCGGTGCGCGATGACGCGATCCGCGAAGGTCGCGAAGCTCGCGCGGCTTGGATCGAAGGCGGCACGCCGGCGCCAGAGATCCAGGAACAGATCCTGCGCGATGTCGTCGGCATCCATGCCGGGCATGCGGCCCTGTCGGGCCAGACGCTTCGCGGTGTGGCGGATGTGCTTGAGGATGCGCGCGTCGAGCGTCGCTTCCCGGGTATGCTGCTCCATGATGCTTCGCCGTCGATCGAGGACGGGCTCGCGGCCCGATCGATCGCGACCGGCGAAATTTCACCGACAGGGCTGGGATCAGTGCCGGCGAACGGCGGCTGGCGCGGCGAAAGCCAGCGGACTCAGGGCGGAGGCAGCGCGAAAAAAAGTGCTGATGGCGCCCTCTGGCGCCGGTGAAAATTCACCGCCGCGGGCTGGACATGCGGACGGCCTTGGGTCGCTCATCCCGCATCACGAAGGCAGTCTGGTAGCTTCGAGTCCTGCGATTCCAGCGGATGGGGTCCCCCTGGATGCGGAAGGCCTCACGAAGTCGCTTCGTCAGGGCTTGCTTATCCTTCTTGTAGTCCTCCACGACGTCGGGGCTCATCGGCCCGAGCGATCCACCGACCCGGGCCAGTGCTTGGAGGAACACCCATGCTTCGGTGGGCTTGCCCGAGCGACCATCCTTCATCCCGAGGTGGTCTGGTTCCAGCCGCCTCGTCTGGCTCCGGAAGCTGACGTTGAGCACCTCGTCGGCGACGAGAGTGAACGTGAGCTCACCCCACGTGGCGTCGGGCGGAAGGTCCCAGACCGGCTGACGGCCGGCGGTGCGGGTCCGGGCGGCCAGAGCCTCCCGGATCGGCGCGAGCAGGATGGCCGGGGGCTGGAGCGCCTCAAACCCGGTGGCCCCGAGCCCCACGGCTTCGGACAGCGGGATCACCTGGTGACCGGCGGTCACCAGCCGAGCCTGAAGCGGTGCGGGCAGCGACGAAGGGCGTGGAACCAGCACGACGCTGCCAGCAGGATCGAGGCCTGCCGTCCTCAGCTCATCCTCGGCGAGGGCTTCCGCCTGGCCAGGAAGCGCCAGGAGGATCGGAGACGCCAAGCCAGCCGCAACCGCGCGCCGCCCGACCAGCATCACCCTCCCCGAGCCTACAGGGCGATCGGCAGGCTCGGCGTCGAAGGCACGCGCGAGTTCGCGCAGCAGCTTCGCGCGATCGAGCGCGAGGATGGTGACGTCGGCTGCTTTCAGATCGAGCGCATCGCACATCCGGGGGCGGGAGCCGCAGACGGCACGGATTGCGCCGTTGGCGCCGGTGACGACCCGCCGCGGGCAGCCATCGCCGCCGGGATACGGGCACATGACCGCCGTCGTCCGGCGGCCGGTACTCTTGAGGTAGGGCTCGATGTCACGCCATTCGGCGCCGAGGACGTCGGTCCACTCCAGGCGGTCGGTCGCTGCGCCGGGAACCTCGTCAAGCGCCTTCCAGAACCGCCGTAGCCGCTTCATCGTCGTCCGCGCCCTGGGCCGCCAGGATGAAGCCCCTGTTCCTGAGCCAACGCTCGACGAGTTCGCTGTCCTCGTTCCGCTCGTACCTGGCGATGCCCGGCGGTCGGACCGTCACCGAGCGTTCCTTCTCGGAACCTTCGAACTTGACCTTGAATGTGGCGCCGACGAGGCGTCCGCCGGAAAGGCCGGGCGCGCCCCGCGCCGCGAGCGCGGCGAAGAGGTTCTCCGCTCTGCGAACCTCCACTTCCTTGAACGCGCCGCCCCAGTATCGCCGGCATTCGACCAGGCGCACGGCGCTGATGCCGTCGATGTCCTCGACGTTCAACGCGTCGGCGCCGTCCTCGGCGAGGGGGTCGAGGGTGAACTTGGCGGCCGGGGGGAAGTGATCCTCGTCCCCGAAGACGAACTTGCCGAACGTCTTGAGGTACAGCTTGCGCTCCCCCTTGGTATTGGCGTGCACCCCGATCTCGCCGTTCCGCTCGTCGTAGATCAGCACGTCGTGCTGCTGCGGCCGGTAGAACTCGGTCGTGGCGCGCCCATCGTCCTGGTGGCCGGCCTCGCGCCGCATCGGAAGGCCGTGCCTGACGAGGATCCAAACCAGGGGGGTATGCCGGAACACGAAGATCCGACACCCCCGGCCGCGCCGGTGACCCTCGAACCAGTTGTCGAGCTCGGCCTCGATCTGCAGCCGGAGGGCCTCGCCGATCTCCGGGAACGGGCGCCGCCCGGCTTTGTGAGGCGCGAAGTACTCGAAGTTCTGCTGCTTCCTGGCCACGGCCTCGGAGTGGCGGGACTGGAGGAGATCGGGGGCGGCCAGCCAGACGTCGATGGCGAGGTCCG